TCTTGGCGTGTCTCTATTCTTGCCAGTCTGTCAGCGAGAGATGATCCACCATTCGGCGTAAGAGTCCACAACCAACCGCGAACCAGATAACGAAGCCCGCCAACAAATACAGCAAACGTCGAGACAATAGCAAGAATGAATCCTGCCCAGTCATTAGCGCTCATTACCTTTTAGGAGTCGCATATCCAAAAATGCCCGAAACAATGGCAAGTAGGATTGCGCGGTAGTCGATGTCAAAATTGGTTGCAGACCAAGCTGCAAGGAATGCACCTAGTGCTAGTACATAAGGGTTATTTATTTTCATTGTGTGCCTCCAAGCATAGGGATTTGATAAAACTCTGTATTCTCATCTTGATTTTTTTTGAACGAGATATGGATGTGATGGGTGTGGGCATTGATGCCGCGATATTTGACCCATCGCCAAAGGGATTTTCGTGAGCAGATTTTGCCCATGTGGATAACATACTCAATTCGTCCATGCTTGCGACCATAGGCTCGTAACTGATCCGCAAGATATACGGATGTCCCACGCGACTTGTCGAGATTAGAGTCAACGTCGATGGCGCGAACCCATCCCTGAGCATCTGCATTGTGGTCAGACTTAACCTTACTGTGTCTGCTATCAGCGAGCCACCCATCAGATGTTCTGTCTCGATCTGGAAAATTGTCATCAATCTGCTCGCGTAGTTGAATCGCAGCTTTACTTAGTCGCGGTTTTGGCATTAGTCAATTCTTTAGGAGGAAAGAACTCTCCCCCATCGATTCCATCTGGATGAGTCCAACCATTAGTATATTCAATATACTTGTCAGGATTAGCAGCTACTACTGCATCCTCAACCCCAACAATGACATTAACTACCTTATTGTTTTCAATAACTGCAAATAATCTATCCATTTTTACACCCAGTATTCAATCTCGATTTTGCCTGCTCCACCTGCAGCACCTGCGATGTTTGATGCGTTACCTGCCGAACCTGTTGCACCATTATTCGCCATACCTTGGGCTGTGCCAGCAACGCCAGCAGTTGTATTTGTGCGACCACCTGTGCCACCGACTGCAGATGTTGCACCAGTAAATGTAGTTGTACCACCAGCGCCACCCGCTGTTGGTCCAGGACCTGCTGCTCCAGCAGTACCACCTGCACCGATTGCGTAAGTTATTGATGCGCCTGGAGTTGTTGTCAAATTAGAAACAATGACCGATCCACCGCAACCGTCACCAGTATCGACAGCAGCAGTTGAGCCACCACCAGAACCGCCTCCACCACCAGTTAAAGTGACATTGACAAAAGTCACACCAGTAGGAACCGTCCACGATGTGCCAGATGTAAGAGTTAAACGTAGAGGAGTTTTAGGATTGTTTGTAGGTATTGTGTTGATTGCCATTAAACGATCTCCACTCCTGAAATATGAAAGTTAACTGTTACTGCCGATGCAAAACCCGTAACAGTTTGAGTTGCAACCAGAGTTTGCTTTAGATCAATATAAATTGATGAGTTGGCAGCAATAGTTGTCGTTGTATGCAGAGATGTTGTAGCCAAGGCAATGCTAAATGTTTGAGCAGATGAAGAGGTATTTGTAACAACAATGTTAGTTACTACCGCCGTTGTTGATGCTGGTGTTGTATATAGAGTTGTGCTCCCTGTAGTAGCAGCTCCTCTAAATATGGTTTTTGGTGTTGTAGCCATTAGCGCGCCCCCATGAGCAGTAGGATTTGTAGGTCATTAAGTGATGAGTCGATTGCGTTCCCAAGAGTACGCATAGCCAAGGCACCATCTTTAACAAAACTGGTATCGTCGGGTTCTGTCCACCCATAATTCGGGCTAGTTGCCATTTGTTCTCCTAGTCATCGTAAGTTACCCAAGTCTTTGTGGCTGGGACAGCGTTCCATCTAAGGGTCGCTACCACATCCTGCCATCGCGTTGGAGCAATGGAATAAGTATAGTCGCTAGTAATCAGAGTCATCGTCATTTGAGTCCGACTGATCTGAAAGGAATAGCCTTCAACAAATCCTCGATAGATTCGGTTCTTGATGGCTAAAGGCAGGTTATCGATCTCAATAGGCTCGCCCATCATTCCAGCCAAAAACGTGTCTCGGTCGGCATCACTAACCAGGGTTGAATCTAGTTCAATAGTAAAACTTGACAAAGAGGTTCTAGGTAGTGAACGTAAGTCAAGATAGCGATTTACTTGAAGGATTGCATCTGAATTGTTGTGCAACTCCGTAGTAACAGATGCGCTTTTAACTCCATAGTAGCCCTGGGAAACTGTATCGGTAGCAGTCTCTGTACCTGCTCGCCAAGTTAGATCAACGTTGTTTGTAATATCTGCTAAAGATTTTTGGCTCGATACTGACTGCCAGTTGATATAAGACCTTGGGATATTCATATAGCCGTTTGCGGTTACATCAATGGATCTGCGTGACTCATTGGCAAAACCTACTGTACCTGCGGGGGTTTCATAAATATACCCGAATGCTTGTTGAGCATAATTGGCAGCCATTGTGTAAGCATCCGTAGTTGCTGGGCTTACAGCTGCAAACTCGTAAATGGCTGGAGAATCGATAACATCAATAGTTACACCAGCAGAATTAAGAATGGTAGTAAGTCTTACTGTATCCATTTCCTGCGGGTATGAAACGCCTGAAAGAATCTTACGAGCCATTATTGCAAATGAGCCAATAGCGGTAATCTGCTGGACCGCGACCTTTAGATTAGCCCCAGCGCCTGAGACTGTGTTGGTTACCTGGTTGACTTTGCCAGTAAATAAGGTCACGTCTGCGCCTGCAGTATTCTTGGCAGTAATTAATACTGATTGGTTCATATCAAATGCAAAATCGGTATTGGTCGCATTTAGGATATTGATAATTGCATAAGAGGTTCTAGGCTGTTCCCAAACGGATGTTCGACCATAATTGATCGTGACACCGCCAAGAGATTCTGACGTGTAGTCAGTCCCGTTTATGTGGACAGTTGCTTCAGGATTCCAGGTCATACAGATTGCAACTTCGACGAACCGACTCTGTTAAATGTACCTGAGAGAGTAGCCTCCTGGTTAAGGAGATTTACGATTGTGCGGGCAGTACCAATAGGATCGATTGCCCCATTGACTGTAATATTGATTGGAGACCCACCCTTATTCTTGCTGGCATTACTTACAATGCTCGATGGGATACTCGCTCCGAAACTAGCGTTAGATGAGTTAGATGAGTTGCCACCGAATAGACCACCTAGCGCATCGCCAATTTTCTTGCCTAAATTGATGATCGCCAAGAAGCCGTCAATAATTTTTGAAACGACAGTCAAAATGCCGCTTAATGCCACGCCTAAAACTTTGATTGCAAGAGCAAAAGCACCGCCTAAAAATGGTGCAACGACCTTGGAAAGAAACGTTACTAAGGCGTCAAATTCATCTTTATTTTCAACAACAATTTCTTTGATTTTGTCAAACACACCCTTAAGACTACTTAAGATTGGCAACACAAAACTTTTGACGCCATCAATAAACACGCTGAAAGTATTGTTCAGACCTTCGTCGCCACCGATTGAATCAATAAATCGTGAAACGGTTGGGACAATTTTGTCAAGAATAAATGTAACCAATGGGGTTACTGCATTAAGAATAAAGACACCAACTGTCTCTTTGCCTTCATCAAATGCAACTTTGAGGCGATCCATCTTTCCAGCGAAAGTGTCAGCCTGTTTTGTAGCCTGTCCTTCAAATGTCTTTGATAGTGCAGCCGTGGCAGCATCAAAATCCTTTGATTTGATAATGTTCTCATCGATGCCACCGCCCAATTTTTTGAGGGCTCCGAAGTTTCCATCATGAGCCTTTGCAAGGGCTTCTGAAACCGCTTGCAAGTCTTTACCAGTACCAGCAGCAATATTAATTGCAAGAGTTTGTAACTTCTGTGCATCCTCAACATTTTTGGTGCTTCTGACTAAACGATCTAAGGATGGACGCAACTCGTCATCAGATATGCCCGTCGCTAAAGCTGCTTTAAGAATATAATTTTCTGTTGCTTTAATCTGGGCTTCTGTTGCCCCAGTAACATTTTTAAGAGATGTTGCTAAGCGAACCTGAGCTGCTTCATCATCGATAGCAGCCTTAACTCCATCAATGGCTAACTTGCCAGCATAAGCAACAGCAGCAGTTCCAGCAGCTGCAAAGGCAGCGCCCGCTATATTGCCAAACTTGCCAATTTTATCTCCGAAGGTTTGGACATCATTTGCGCCAGTATCAAGACTTTTCTTAAGGTTATCGACGTCAGCAAGGATGGAGAGTTTAAGAGTTCTATTACCAGCCATTAGTCATACTCCTTCAAGATTCGATCGAACGCTGTTTCCCATTGTCTAATCAACTCTGGTTGAATTGCCCGCAATGTTGGATAAATGAAATAGCCTGCATTGCCTCGCTTACCATATCTCTCAGAACGAGCAGGAAATTGCTTATATTTTTTAGCACCAAACTCGGCACCAGCCAACAAACCATTACCGCCCTGAGTACCGAAGTTAAATTGTGTAGTTGCTCCACCGCTAAATCTTTGAGAAGCAAAACCAAAAGATAACTCACCAATTTTTGATGATTTAGAAATCTTTACACCATCAGCAATTCTTTTAGCAACAAGTTCATTAGGAGCAGAACCAGCAGCTTGACGAATCTTATCTCCAGCAAATTGAGCAAGGGCAGATGACTCTCGCTTGGCTGCATCAACTGCTTCCTCAGACATTGCCTTAAATGCCTTTGTAATTGCCCTTAATTCTTTTTTGTCATATACGATAAAGGAGCGTTGATCGATTAATTCATCTGTCATCGTCTCTCCTTCAGTATCTCGATAGCCGTAAGAATGTCCTCAGCGGTTTTCCACTCGCTCATAGGAATATGAGTAGCGATCGACAATTCTACTAGGAGTCGGCTGATACTTCCTCGGCTATGGATTTTGGGCTATCATCTCCGACTTGAACATCGACAATAGTTTCCATCCATGCCTCGATCGGCTTGACTGGTTTTCCTGCTGCTTCTCGTTTCATCGCGCTGTGAGCGATAAACAATAAGTCATACATTCCAGAGAATTGAGAAATCGACTTCTTAGTTGCCATTTCCCACTTTGCAAAATCAGGCGGATAGGCAACATAGGTTGCCTGATCCCCCGACGTGTATGTAATTGTAATTGCTTTTTGCATCTTTGCTCCCGTTCTTAGATTTTAACTGAATGTATCTGCTGGTGTTCCTACGACTGTTAAAGTCCAAGAATCAGTCTGAGCGCCTGGAGCGCTTCCACCGACAGATGGAAATACAGGTAATACTTGGCAAGTAAATACTGCGCCTGTCACTGCTGTTAGTGATACTGCAAGAGTTGTGTTTGGGTTTGC